TAAAGCGCAGACAGACGGAAGCGCCTCATGAAAGAGGGGAGAGGATCCGCCTACGTGGCGGGCGGATAAGACTTCTTTTTCTTGGTCTCAGGTGGGTACTTTCCAGTCTATCATGAGGCTGCCACAGACTGCTGCGTCGTAAAGCGCAGACAGACGGAAGCGGTTCACTACGGTGGATCTCGGGACAACGGGTCGTGCCGTCCGAAAGATGAGGAGTTGGGTGCATCGATTGATCCTTGGTGTTCATCAGCCAGATGAATATTTAGAAGGATCCGTTTGATCAGATTTTGGTGGACAATACTACGGGGCTACGTGCAGACGTTGAGTCATCTCACCAATGGGTAGGGGAAGCTTGAATACTATGGGGCTACGTGCAGACATTGATGCTGATGGAGTGACCTGATTGGATGGGTGTAATTCTCATGCTCAACCAGAAATGGTGTAGACTATCCGATTCAGAGGCGACAGATTGCAACTCGGGGGTAACTGCATGGATCATGGACACTCAGGTGTCGAATTTTCGTGGACAGACTTCGCAACCGTGGACAATCGGGGTTTTACTTATAACGATGAAGCGTGCACAAGCGGATGTTCGGAGTAGGAATGTTCTTGTGTACGTGGAGGGCCTGGCCTGTGCAAGCAATCTAACATGGAAAGAATTATTAACAACGGAGGTAACTGGACCCTTCAAACCAGTCAAAACTTACGCTTGGGTGAGCAATTACAAGCCAACAACAACAACAACAACATGCGCGAAAATATTCATCATACACGTCGTGATGGACATGTTAAAAAGCGAGACGTGGGCATGACAAAAGGTTTATGGGTCAAAGATTTGACAGCAGAGGGCGTCGAGCCCAACCCAGGCCCCGGAATGGGTGCCTCTAACGGAAATGGGGGAAGTGATGTTTTTGAGGTGACTACTAGTGAAACCGTCATGGATCGGTTTAAAATCCAACAGCAACCAGATTTATGTGGTATCGGGATTATAAACGAAGTAATGCCAATAAACGTTCTTACGCCCAATGCTGACATCAGGTTCGGTCCATATTTGTTGGATCATGAACTATTACTGTCAGAGGACCTCTGGAAAACTGAAGCTGCTGACGAGGGGTGGTTGATGTCCGTAAAACACAAGGGTGTAGTGAGAAAGACCGACGGCACAGAGGCCGAAGTCGATATCCCGCTTGACCTCAAGCTGACTTGTGGAGACGCCGGCCTGTATATAGGTAAATGGGCTTGGCCTGAGGAGACCTCTCCAATGGGCGCACTTTTGCCCGAATTCCAGGGGCTAGGAACCAGAAGGATCGACAGTGATATCAAGAACCAAATTGCCGCGATGTCCAACTTTAGGGGTGTGAATTTGTCCAATTACTTGGCTGGAGTGGCTCCACTTTACAGAGCGTCCCTCAGGGGAGGAAATCACGTGACCATGTGGTTGAAGATGTGGCTAGATTTCTTGGTAGTTGATTTGGTTGCAAGGAGCGGAGCCAATCGTTATGAGGATGCCCGTAAGCCAAACGTGCCAGCAAGGCTACACAAAGTAAGTAAGTTGGAGGGTGAAGATGTGAATTATGTGAATGCCAACATGGATAAATACATGAGTGGAAACAAGTATCTGTACTCAATGGGCACTTCTGATGAGTCGATGACCTACCTACAATACACTTGGAGATACGCATCTCCATGGCCACTCAACATCGAACATCTGCCCACAGTGGACAATCCGGACGGCGACAGACGGATCAATGACATTCCCATTCCGATGTCTATCAATTTGCCAGGGGCCGATGAGTTCACCGTGCTCCTTGGCAACCATGAGGAGCAAATTCTGCCCTCATCGCCAAGTTCCCCTTCCACGAGAGATGAACTTCTCGGATATATGAACTGGTATATGTTGAAGACAGGCAGCTGGTCTGATTGTATGACCGGCTTTGAATTGGCAAGCGCTCTTGGAGTAGGGGCCAGACCCAGAAGACTGAACACTATCATGAACGATAGAGACTATGTCAACGGTCTTTGGAGTAAGAAGAGCATCCGCCTACCTAACACCAATTCGCTTCCAGCCTTTTTTGAGCCATTCACCGTGCAAACGGCAGGCGCCAATCAGGCAGTGGACCTGCTCGCTATGAGACCAGAGTTCGTGGGACCAATGATGTATTTGTACAATTACATGGTGTCAGCCTCGACCCAGGAGGCAGCTATAAGCTTATCCATGGTAAAGGAATGTTGGATTGGCCCGAGACAAGGACACAGTCAACGCCATTTCCAAGAAATCATGTACAAGATTCCAGGACAAAACCGCTTCTCAAAGTTCGATGGAATGGTGATGTCCAACTGCGCTTGGATGTTTGGTTTCAGCCCCAGCTCAACACTTTTTAGGGCAATAACCAGAACTGAAAGTACATCTGCTGGGTTGATAAAGATGTACAGCGCAACACGTGCAGGGTGTGTCCCCGCCTTGTGGAGTGGTTTTGAGGGCGCCTTCTTCACCCTGTGCATGAATGAGAGATACATGCCACCTGTACTGAACGGATCTGTGCGCTGGCCCAAAAGCAAGCAGATTSCAGTCWKMSGATCTTTGGGTGCTCCAGCCCATGTGCGTCTGGCGAGAACTTTCGGCGTGTTCGACGACATGTATTGGCTGAATGATTCTGGTCCGATGCGTAACGCTGCATACTATTACGCGGCTTTGGCAGCTGAACGTGAACCCGGAGAGATGAAAGCTGCTAGATGGATCAAGCCAAGAGAGGATGAGCTTCCGACAGAGATAGAGGACGTGCCTCTAGACAACTTGGCGACACTAGGTTTTGATTGGATCCTCAAGCCTGGCCAGTTGTGTACCTACTGCCCAGTCCAGAATAGACAATTGGCTTGGGGCCTAARGTTCAAGGAGGGTAGGGAYAGRTACAAGCGAATTGCAATGGGGCGTGCCAATGAGACTCCGACATTGTCGATTTACTCACTGAATGGGTCAAGAGCTTTGGACTCGTCCCGAGTCATATATCACATGCCAGCGGTGGAGAAGATGTTTTCCTATTTGGTGGGTGCCCAAGTGCCTAAACATGTGGTGACTCCCAAGAAGCCAGTTCAAGAGCAAGTGGATGTTGCATCTGACGGCATGCCAACAGCTCCTGGGAATGACAATGACATCGAATTCGAAGGCAATCCTATCAAGATGGGGGGCAAGAATGCGTGGATAGGCACCAAAAAGAGTGGTCGAAGCAAGCCTGCTTGGATGCCAAAAGGCAATGACGATCGCGACGCGCGTGGCCCGAAAGCGAATCGTTTCGCCGAACTGGATTCAGCACCCAACGGAAGGGGATTTACCAACGACATGGCGTATGACACTGGAGTGAGTGGAGGCGTGAAGAGCAGACAACCCCCCAAGACGCCTGATGATGATGCAGTGCTGGATAAGGCAATAAGAATGAATGCTTTGGCTCAAGCAGAGGCCCCTCCCAAGGTGAGTGAAGTGATGTCTGTGAGCGAGGCTTCAGACAAGAAGAAGAATGATTATGCGCAGGCAGTCAAAAGTGGATTGACTCCCTCCCAAGGGGGAAATATTTCACATGTGAACCATCAAGAGGTTGACGACTCGACAGTGATGACGCATGAAAAGGATGACAAAGGACGCGATGTCGTGAGAGACAAGCCATTTGTCAGACAACCGCCAACCCTGGCAGCAGGATTGGAGGTTCAGAAAGTCGGCAACAAGTTGGGCATATTCGACACGAATGTGCTCATGCGCGATCATAATGACCAGAAAAACTAATGTGGTCAGCATTAGTTAAGGCTTATGGTTGCGATGCTGACCTGAGCCTCACAATAACTGTTAGTGAGGCGGAAACCATAGAAAACTTTTTAATTTCCCATTTCGGTGCCAATAAAAGTGACGCTAATATTAGAAGTGCTTTTATGAAATGGGGACATCCTGGCACATATTGGATTGAGAAGATGAGTAGGTGTTGTTGGGGTAATTCATGCAGACAATGTGCCTCGATCGTAGTGGCTCTGAATCCTGTCGAGAAAGGTTACATCGCCGGTCTGGCTTCGACAGATGCTTCAGCATCTTTTTCTAGATACGCGGATGACCTGACCTGGATGTCAGATTGTGTGCATAAGGGCAGACGCGTGCTGACTCATTATGTGGAGAACAATGATTTGGAGAAGGACAGGATAACCGGTCAGATCAAGGTGCAATTGAAGGTGACCCTCCGTCAGGTTGTGATGGCTCTGCACGCTAATTGTGCAGACGCAGAATACGATAAAGCCATTAACAGAATCTGTTTAATACTCGGGCTTGTTGGCGATAAAGGGCTCATAGCAGTAACTTCTTGGGCACTAGTGGCTCTGCTGAGTCCAGCATTTGAATTCATTTGCGTCGTCCTACATGAAGAGGATGTATTCTCCAAGACTATCAGCGAGGCTGTGGAGACATTGAAGGAAGTGCATAACAATGCGCGCAATCAGAATAGATGGCGTGACATCTGGCTGTCGCCACACCTGAGGATGCATTTACAGTATTTGAATGAGGTTTTTGGTAGATGGAGTTATTCAGCAAATTTTGATGCTGAGATAGCTGACAGATTGAAAAAGCCTAAGATCAAGAGGAGCTTTTGCATGCGTCCGGATGGTAGTGTGTTGCGCAGCGAAGAGCAATACGCGCGCACGGCAGATGCGGCGATACAAGCAGTTGTTGACATATGTGTAGGTGGCATAGAAAAATCTGGTTTTCAGAACTTGGACGAATTTGTGGATAAGGCGTACGAATGGTCGGCATCAGGCTCGGCTCCCGGAACGACGATATTCTATGAAGTGGATGGAAAACGCGTCCGCATATCGCCAACGAAGAAAGCGTGGCTTGAAGGAGTTCCAAAAACTGGTGCGCGTGAATGGATGCGCGCGACAGAGCCCCGCGTGCTATCGACTCTAGTGCCTAAATTCGAAAATGGAAAAGTGAGGGCCCTGTCTAACACGGAAAACTGGGAATACGTACTCGAGAGTTATTTGCTGAGAGGTTTTGAGGATACTTTGCAGGAGGTAGAAGGAGCATTGATGAAAGAGGGTGGTCTGAGTGAGGTGGCCAAGATAAAGACGCGCATGGATCAGTTGGAAGGGCGTTTCGGCTGGTCGTATGACTACAAGTCTTTTGAGAACAACCATACATTTCTAGATATGTCAAATGTGTGGAACAAAGTGTCTGCAACATTAGCGGCGCGTGCGCAGGATGCAGGACGCGGAGACGTGGCTAGTGACACACGCGAGGTGGGTCAGTGGTTGGCAAAAGCATTCAACAATGTGCAACTGCGTCAAATGGGCACAGACATGCCTTATCACAAGACCAATTTTGGCCTGCCCACAGGAACAAGAGGCACTGCATTCATGAACACTTTGTTGAACAAGGTGTATTGTACCTTAGCTGAAACATTCTTACGCACTGGTATGGATGTCAACGCTTTAGGCTGGGGTCATATGGGTGATGATGTTATAGCCGCCACCGATGATTATGTCACTGCCAACGCATTAACGATGATTATGAGTAATATGGGGCTGATGACCAACGATTTGAAGACGGTGGTGTGGTATGAAGGTGGTGAGTTACTCCGAAAGTGGTACACTGCCGGGGTCGGAGTCAAGGGTTACTTGAACAGAATGTTGCCAAATGTGTGTTGCGGTGAATGGGACCTAAAGGCTGCAAGCTTGCCCGATGATAAAGTGGGAGCCTTTAATACTGTCATGACCAAAATGCTTTCGCGTGGAGCAATTAGTAACTATGCCATTCCAATAATGGAAGCGGTTAGAGTGGGAACCGGGTCGACGAAGCGGCACGGCAAACAGTACGCATTGCCCAAAGGATGGTTGTATTCTAGTACTGTGAATGGGGGTGCTGGCAACAGTCTGATGCAATGGTTCGGACGTGATGATCAGTCCGTTTGGACTACCAACACGAATGGCCTGAAGTTGGAGGACGTTTCAAGGGAGATGCTGAGGCAACAACCAGGTTTGAGATCTCTTCGCTATTGCGACGATTTGAAGAGGCTGGAGATTGATGACCCAGACACGAGAGTGCGACTGGCTTTGCAGGAGAAGCAGGCAAGTTATGAGAAGACCCTGCCAAAGAAGGTTGTAGATATATGGTTCAGTGAGCAATTGCTACCAACTGAGCGTTTTGGGCTGAAGAGACATGCCCAAAAAGTCGATACAGCGACAATGGTCCGGTTGGGAAACAGATTGTTGGGAGACTGGTTGGACAATGGTGGTCGTGTTTTGCTACAAGATGTGGACAATTGGACACATCTTGCAACTAAGATAAAGAATGCGCACGTGGTGCCATTGCGCTTACAGCCGAACAAACTGGCTGCTATCAAAGAAGCCATCGGATACAGAGGGATCAAGTCTTCAACCAAAGCTTGCGAGAAGTTGATTCATTTGTTGATGGCCCAAAACACGAATGGTGGGAGTGCAACTGTGAAGGCAATGGTGTTAGCCTACGGGATGGAGACCGGGATGAGCATAATGATGCAGGATGTGAAGGAAGATCAGATCTCACACCCTGGTGGTGAAGATGCCATGTGGGCTTTCCTAGACGYAGTCAGAATGATGGTGTTGTATTGGCACGGACCATATGATGCCAAAGAGAGATATGAGGTGTACAGCGCTGGCCTAGCTGCATGCCTGAACAAGAATTATGGAGATGAACGTTAGATCAGAGGGA